GCACTTTCAAATAGTGCAAACTGGCATTGTCCTTGTCCAGTCCTAGCAGCAACACTACGACCTGTAAAAGCTGTATGGTCATCGCCACTACCAGATACACTAGCTCTATTTATTTCTAACCAACTTGTACCAGTCTGACTAAAATAAATACTTGTACCTGCACAAACAACTACACCATCGGCATAAGGTATTGCACCTAAGATAGTTGTTGAACTACCTGTAGGTTGTACGGCACTACCACCACCAAACTTTGTAAAGCCATTAATACGTCTATAACCACCCTTGGTAGAAACTTCAAAGTTTTTTAACTCAGTTGCTACACCGGGAGTTTTAAGCAAGTCAATAGCATTTGATGAAGTAACTAGACCTCCAGCACATGCTACTGTATAAGGTTGACTTCTACTCATTTATTTTACTTTCTAGTTCCTCTACTTTTGCTGATAGTTCTTGGATTGCTTTAACTGCCATCCACATAATTTGTTGCTCTTTAACTCCTAACCTTGCTTCATCTCCTTCTCCTTGCTCAGTCACAAGAGCTGGAAAATCTGTTTGAATATCTTGTGCAACTACACCTAAATTTGTAGGCTCACTATCTTCTTGTTCTTTATAGCGAAAAGTTTTTAATTGTAATTTTTTTACATTGTCTAACTGTGCTGTTGCATTGTTTATGTCTTTCTTCATTCTTTCATCAGAATAATTAAAGTCATTAGTAGTAAAATTACCGATACCGCCATTTGACATTATTACAGCTCTATTAACAGCCGAACTATTTACACTATCTCTGCATTTTAAAAATTCTGAAGTTCCGTTATTTGGAGTGTATCCAAAATCTACTCGTACACCTTGTGGTGGACTGCTACTAGGATTAGAGCCGTGAAAAAATCGACCTGCAAATACAGTTCCTGTGGTTTCTTGAACTTCTAATTTTGTAGTTGGTGAAGTAGTACCAATACCAACATCTCCCCCATTAAAGTAAGAATCACCATTACTATCAAATCTTATATCTTCGTTTTCAGAACTATCATAAATACTAAATCTGCCATGTCCTGATATTTCTGTTGCAGCGTGTAAGTTTTGTGTTGATGTACCACTTTTTAAAACTCTAAAAGCAGTTGAAGTTGCACCTGAAGATACAACATCAAGTACAGCTTGTGGACTTGTTAATCCAATACCAACTTTACCAGCAGAAGTAATCCTTATTTTTTCTGAAGTACCGCTTCCAAATGCTAATGGCGATGCTTGGTCTTGACCATCAATACTAAATAAAGTTGAAACTCTTGCAGAAGCACTATTACCATAAACACTATTTATAGTAATACCACCTGCATTGTTAGTATCTGAACCAGCAATTCGCATTACATTTTCATTACCATTACTAGAAAGACTGCCATTAACATCTAATTTAAAAGCTGGACTTGTAGTGCCAATACCAATTCTTTCACTACTATCAATAGTTATAGCCGTAGCATCAGAACTATCAGAAACTCCTGTGTCTAATAAGTTTCTTGAAATTTTTGTTAATGCCATATTATTCCTCTAGTGTTTAGTAATAAAGTCTGTCATCTACCATAGTTCTTGGGGTAGGGTTAATTAAACTTGACTTCATGTGTTTTAATGATTTTTTATAATCTTCTAATGCAAATGCAGCTTGTTGTGGACTTTCTTTAAATTGCCATACATAGTATCTAACTCTAGCTGTAATTACATTACTGTATTGTTCTGGAAAAACTATTTCATCACCAAAAGCACTTAATGCTGTTGGTCTATTAAAAGCATAAAAATGTATGTTATAAACTTTGTCTGGTATTGGACTTAATCCAAACTTTCTACTGTCTGGGGATTTAAATACATATTTAGGTTCACCATAAGCTTGAGTATTTGCATCATCAGCATTTTCAGAATCTCTTAAAAATCTTCGCCACTCTTCAAGGTTAATGTGTTTTAACCCATTAGAAACAAATGGAGCTGCTTCACCTGATACATTTATTGTTGTAATGTAAAAGTCATCCCAATCAATAGATGCAAAGTCTGTAGTTAAACTAGAACTGCCATCTTTTAAAGTATACCATCTTTGTCCAGCTACTGAAGCTACAGTTGTGTTTCCATAGAAAGGGTCTGTTGCTCCACTTAGTCCTGCGGAAAAGAACGGTAGTTGTGGTTCTTCGTTTGCCACATCAAAAATAGCTTTGTTTATAGAATCTTTGACAAACTGTTGAAAACCTATAGCACTTGCAAAGTTTGTAGATGTTAAAGGAACTTCGTTTAGTTCTCTAAGTACTTCATTGGTTAAATCTAAATATGTAGTTGCCATTATTTTTTATGAACTTTTTGTATTTTAAAATCTGCTTTTAATGAAGCACCTTTATGTTTAACAAACTTTCCAGTGTGCTTCATAAGCTTGTAACCTTTACCATCTTTCATCCAATGATAACCTTTAGGTGCTTCAACTTTCATGTTAGCAAGGTTTAGCTTTAGACATTGCTTCGCCACCATGTCCATACATAGCTCTTCCACCTTTCATCATTTTCTTTTTAGCCATTCCACCATACATCATTTTTTTCTTTTTATCTTTATCTTTACCGTACATCATTTTATTATCCTTTTTAATTTTTATAAAAAAGGAGAGGTCCGAAGACCTCCCCAAATTTAGTATTAGTCAATACCATAGAATGCAGAAACTAAAGCTTCGTCTCTTAAGACGTTAGCTCCGTATACATGCAATCCACGAACTATGTCACCAAACGAAGTTGGGTCTCTCAACACTTCTGTTGAAAGAATAGTTTGTGCAGTAGCTGTAGATGAGATATGTCCAGCCAAACATTTACCAGCAGCATTAGATGTTGCAGCAATGTTGTTTGATTTGTACATGTCAAATCCACGAAGTTTACCACTTGATACTAAACCATTTCTAATTGAGCCTTGACCTGCGTTGAAGTCTACAGACAGCAATTTAGAAGATGATTGACCTAGTACTTCATAGAAGTCAGGACTAGCAACGAACCATCTACCTTCTTCAGGTACATTTTGTTCGTCTAATAGTCTAGCCATTCTAGCCATTAAGTCTAGAGGGTCAGTCTCAGATGGACCTAAGTCAGCAGCACCAGAGCCATCGAAGACTCCTGTACCTAAGTCAGTTGCACTGTCAGCACCTAAAATGTGATTAGGTGAAGAAGCAGAACAACCGGCAAACATCTCGACTAAGACAGCAGCATCGTATGCATCTTTAAGAGCATAAGCGGCTGATGAAGTAGCGACTTCTTTAAAGTTAACGTGAGACATATTAGTTTCAATATCATCAACGATGAATTTGAAAGCATTAGCTTGGTCAACTACCAAAGAAGCTTCTTGGTCAGTTAGTCTAGTTTCAGTTGTGTCAGAATTTCTAGTATACGCTGATACAGAAATTACTGGCTCTTTGATAATCTTTACAGAGTCTCCAAACGCTGATATTTCTCCAGCGTAATCAGTGTTAGTGATAGCTTCAACTACCGAAGACTTTCTGAAAAAGTTTAAAACCTTTTTAGAATAAATCGAAGGTAGGAAAAAACTATTAGTTTGTCCACTGACGGAGTTTGCAAAGTTAGCATCAGTATCCGTTCCGGGTTCAAAAAATTGAGCCATGGGATATTCTCCTGTGTTTTATAGTTATTTAATGATTCTGCCTTGTTGCATTGCTTCACTAATTTCACTTTCGTGTTTATCAAATTCAGCCATGCTCATTGCAGCAATCTCCTTTTCAGACCATATCTTTTGCTGTGCAGGTTCTACGCTTGTTGTTTTAGTAGATACCATATCAGCGGCAGACTTAGTCTTTTTAGAAGATGACTTTATCTTATTAGGAGTAACTTCCATACCTATATCTTTCTTAAATAAATCTATTGCACGACTAGCTAAATCGGCATCGTCAGCATTTTTGTATATCCAGTCTTGGATAGACTCTGGCTGTTCTTTTGCCCATGTATGAAAATCATCACTGTTTCTAACATCGTCAAAATCAGGATGTCTTTCTAGTAACCTTTTTTCTGCTTCTTGTTGTGATATTTCTACTTCACGCTGTTGGAGTTTACTAAGACGTTCTTCTAGAACTTTTGCCTTAGATTCACTTTGCATGTGAGCAACTGTTTCTACAACTTCATAAACATCAGGATATTGTTGCTTAAATTGTTCAAGTTCTTCTTCGGTTTTAGGAGCTTCGTAATCAGTTTTATTTTTAGTAGCTTCTTCAAGTAGTTCCTGTTCCCTAGATTTAAACTCATTAAGTTTAGAATCATAATGTTTTTTCAAATCATCATAACGTTTTTTATAGTCAGGTTTTTTATAAGGAGCTTCTTTAGCTTCTTCCTGAATAGCTTCTTGAGGTTCTGCTACAGCTTCAGTAACTTCGTTACTTTCGTTTGTAGGTTCTTCAAAAAACATTTCGTTACTTGATTTAAAAGGTTTATCCTCACCGTCATGCCAAGATTTTTTTAAATTATAAGGATTGGCTTGTTCCTCTTTTCCGACTTGTTCAGTCATTTTCTATCCTCCTACTAAGGGCTTCGTTTAACAAGGTAGCTGCGGTGTGCACTTGCAGGGCTTGTCTTGTAAAGGTCGCCTTTCGGTTGTTATATTTTGATAAAGTGCCTATTGCTAGGGTAGCTTTATCCCTTGTTAGCTCCTTAC